ATGGCAACGGCTGACACCTCGTTTCAGTTCACCAAAACAGCACTGGCCTGCATCGCTGCGACCAGCAAGCGCGTCTGGTATCGAGACACCAAAACCCAAGGGCTGGCCTTGTGCGTCACACCGGCTGGAAGCAAGACGTTCTACGTTATCCGCCGCGTGGCCGGCATGGGCCGCAAGGGCAACACCAAGTTTCTGCGCCTGGGCGCGTTTCCCGAGGATCTGACAGTCGAGCAAGCCCGAGCGGCCGCACGGCAAAAACTCCAAGTGCTCAATGCTGGCGAAAGCGTTCGAGCAGCCGCCACCGCCAAGAAGGACGAATTTACTGTCGGTGACCTGTGGAAACTGTGGACCGCCGAACGATCTGTCGGGCCGAACCCTGACAAGCCGATCAAGCGGAGCTGGAAAAAAGACCAGCGTCTTTATGAATGCCATCTGAAAGACCGGGCGAGCCGCCGCGTTAGCGAGGTGACCTCAACGCTAGTCGGCAAGATTTTCCGCGACGTAACCGTGAACAGCGGACCGGTCGAAGCAAACCACCTTAAGCGGCTGGCGCGGGCGATCTGGAACCACGCAATCAAGCACCACGGGATGAACATCCGTAACCCGTGGACGACGATCAAGGACAACCAAGAGTCGCCACGCGAACAGTGGATCAAGCCTGACCAGATGCCGGCCCTGTTCAAGGCGATTGACTCAATCAACAACGAGGACGCGGCCGATATCTTCCGCCTGTGCCTGTTCACTGGTGCCCGATCCGGCAACGTGAAGGCGATGCGCTGGGATCAAGTGGATCTGAAGGCGAACGTCTGGACCATCGGCAGCGCGCACCACAAGAACAAGCGTGTGCATTCGATACCGTTGCCGCCGCCTGCCGTGGCAATCCTAAAGCGCCGTGTCGGAGTGAGTGCCGAGTGGGTTTTCCCATCCAACAGCAGCGCGGGCCACGTCACCAATATCTATGCGAGCTGGAAAGAGGCGTTGAAAGCGTTTGCGGCCGAAACGGGCGCGTCTGAGGTGCCGGACATTCGCATTCACGATTTGCGACACACAACCGCAAGCTGGCTGGTCGGGCAAGGCGTGAGCCTGCCCATGGTCGGCAAGCTATTGGGGCATACCACGACGGTGACAACCGCCCGCTATGCCCACCTGGCCACCGACCCGGTGCGCGAGGCGTTGGAGAAAATCACCGCTGCGATGGGCAGCACCACCAAGGAGCAATAGACGATGACCTTCACCAAGAACGGCCCGTTCCTGAATTACTACTTCGTGCAGAACATGCAGAACGAGCGTTACCCGTATGGCTGCTGCGGTCCGTTTGCAGACCAGGCCGAAGCGGAGCTGGCAATGGAGCGGATCGGCAAAACCTTCCCGTCTGCCGAGCTACGACTTGGCCAAGGCGGCATTGATCTTGATCGGGACGATTTGCTGGTCGAGGACCAGAACAAAGCACGCGAGAAGCTGGCTCAGCTCGCTGCATAATAGTTTTTGGCCAGCCTAGCCCGACGGGGCGAAAAGCGGAGCACTCAACCGCCTGGCTGGCCATCTTATTGAGTGAATGCCGGAGGGCACGAGATGGATATATTAGATACACCGGCTTGGAAGGCGACTAAGCAGAACTTCGACGAGGTTATCGAAATCCTGCGTAGCGGCAACACAACGTTTGACGAGTACCGCAAGATTGTAATCCTCTCGGTGGGTGCCCTAAAGGGAGGGCTTCAGGCAGATGAACGCGACCTCGTGGCGAAATCCACAGCCAGCCTTGCAGAGGGAGCTCTATATAAGCTAGAGGAGCTCTCGCTGCGGCACCCTGAAAGCGAGGCTGACATCATGTTCACTGCATTCCTTATGGCAAATGCTTGGTCTAATTTTGCGATGCACTCTCGGCTGGCTGTCGGTGCTAAGCAAAAAGCAAGTATGGGCTCGCTGATTGCATTAAACGCTCAGAAAGGACTAGCCAAAAGTCGCGCACTGTCGATAGCTGCCGCGCAATGGCGTTTAGACACCGACCAAGAGCTTCGTATTGGGGATATGGCGGAACGGGTTTATCGAGCGCTTGCGGCAGAAGGTTTCACCGAGGCACTGCCAGGCACCGCCGAACGTATCAAAGAATGGATCAAGCCCGCCGCGCCAGAGTATGCCCGTAAAGGTGGGCGCCGACGGAAACCTAGCTAGCGTAACGGATAACCACTTAACCGTAACGGATAACCCCATAACCGTTACGGTGGCGAAATTTTTTCCCTGCTCCGCTTTCTCGACCATTGCCTCGTCACTTCTGACCCGACGAGGCAATACCCATGCACACCACCATCGAGGCTATTAAGGCCGATATCGCTGCCGCCCTTGGCTACGATCCGAAGAACCCGCCTGTTCAAGTAGACGACAAGCAAGCTGCCGCTGCCCTGGGCATTAAGGCTTCTACCTTGTCCGTCTGGCGCTCAACCGGGCGCTACAACCTCCCGTATATGAAAGTCGGCCGGCTCGTCCGCTACCGGCTAAGCGATCTTGCCGAGTTCCTGGCGCGCCGTACCTCTGAGCACACGGGGGAGGCGGCATGAGTCCAATCGACAACATCCTGTCCCGGCTCGACAAGGTAAAGCCGAATGGCGCCGCCAAGTGGCTTGCCTGCTGCCCGGCTCACGATGACAAAAACCCCAGCCTAAGCATCAAGGAAGCAGACAACGGCACGGTGCTGCTGAAGTGCTGGGCCGGCTGTAGCGCCGCGGAAATCACTGGCTCGGTCGGGTTGGAACTGCGCGATCTGTTCGCCGGCGACAAGCCGCGGTCATCTCAGCCAAGCCGAGCAGCGCGCCAGTTCGAAGCGATGGTCATTACCGTTGCGGTGGAGCAGATGCGCCTAGGCAAGCAACTGTCCGCCGAGGACCAAGAGCGGCTAGAGCTGGCCAAGCGCCGGCTGGGGGTCGCGTAATGGCTGCCGCAATCGAGATGTTGAAGAAGGAATGGGCGGAAGCTGCCGCCAAGGATGCCTGGCGGGCGAATGCCATTCAGGCGACCAGCATCACGCCAACCGCAATTCACTGGGCCTGGCCGGGTTGGCTGGCGCTGGGCAAGCTGACCATCCTTGCTGGTGCTGGTGGAACTGGCAAAACCACGCTGACGATTGGCCTAGCTGCAACCATCACGAGCGGGGGGCGCTGGCCAGATGGCGAACCCTGCCGTGAGCGGCGCAGCGTTGTTATCTGGTCGAGCGAGGATGACGCGTCCGACACGATTGTTCCGCGCCTGATGGCGTCCGGTGCCGATCTTCGAAAGGTGTACATCCTGCAAGGCCGCGTCAACGGACTAGGGGAAACCCAGCCATTCGACCCGGCCAAGGATATCGACCTGCTGGCCGCTGAAATGGAACGAATCGGTGACGTGGGGCTGATTATGATTGACCCCATCGTGTCCGCCGTCTCTGGTGATATGCACCGCGCCAACGACGTGCGACGGGCTTTGCAAGGCCTGGTCGACCTTGCTGAGCAACATGACTGCGCGGTGCTGGGCATCACCCACTTCTCGAAAGGATCGGCGGACAAGAACCCGGCCGAGCGAGTGCTGGGGTCGCAGGCTTTTGGAGCGCTGGCGCGTACGGTGCTTGTGGCCGCGAAGCAAGAAGACTCCGAGCTTCGTGTGCTGGCGCGTGCAAAGTCGAACATCGCGGTAGACGACGGCGGATGCTCCTACACCATCGAGGAATGCACGGTCGGGGAGGGTATCACGACTACTCGCGTGCTATGGGGAGGAAGGATCGAAGGGACCGCGCGCGAGATCCTTGCGGACGTAGAGTCGCAGAATCAGGACGAGCGCCGCACGGAGCTGGACGAAGCCTGCGACTTCCTGCGCGATCTTCTTTCCGCTGGCCCTGTACCTGTAAACCAGATCAAGAAAGATGCTGACGGAAACGGGCTGACCTGGGCGACGGTTCGCCGTGCTCAGAAAACGATTGGCGCAGTTGCGAAGAAAGAAGGAGGCAATTTCGGCGGAGGGAAACAGCAATGGGTTTGGCGTCTTTCTGCTGAAGGTGCTCAAGATCGACTGAAGGTGCTCACAGAAAACAATGAGCATCTTCAGCAAAACGTGAGCACCTTCAGCGATTCGCCCGGCTTCGATGATGACGACGCGGAGGCTTTCTAATGGCCGCTATCGACTATCTCCGCGATCACGGCTTCAGCGCCAAGGTGAAGGGCAACCGCCTGATCGTCTCGCCATCGAGCAAGCTGACGCCCGACATTCGCCAATACATCAAGCTTCATCGCCTGGAGTTGCTGGCAGAGGTCGCAGCGAATGACGGCGAATCACGCCGCGGTCACTGGACCATTATTGTTGACGGGCATCCGCCGTTTACGATGATCTGCGAGCCGGTGACCCATACCGAAGCACTGAGAAAGGCCAAGGAACGATGGCCTGACGCAACCGTGCAATGACCTCAACCCCGCTACCGAGCGGGGTTTTTTATGGCGCGCCAGGCATGGCGCGTAGCGCCGTGACTGGCGCTGTCGGGTTCACTGTGGTGGTGAGCCTGGCGACTTGGAGGTGAAAGTCCTCTACACACCCGGCAAGGGGAAGTGTTAGCTGAAGGCAAGGGTGTCGCGGGCGACTGCGAATCTGAAGGAAGCCCGAGGCAAAATGCTGGCCTGACGAACAGGAAGCGGATGAGGCGGCGCAGCGGGGTGAGGTGGCCATAATCGCCAAAGCCCGATACTTGCACGGAACGCTGCGACGTAGATCCGACAGGCATAAGCAGGAAGGTCGCGCGAATTACCCTGGGAGATCTGTACGCTTGCCATTGTGCTACCGATTGTCGAGAGGCGACGGGATGGGCGTGCAGAAGTCAGCCGAGGCCGTAGTAAGTGGCGGTCAACCACGCCATCAAGGGCCGAACAGGTCATGCCGCCAGTAGGCGTCAGCGTCTCGTCGATAACCGAAATGCAGAAATTTCTCCAAGAGAAGACTGTCACCCCGAGTCCCGGCCAGAGGCCGAGGATGACGCCTGACAGCGCAGAGGTATCGGCGGCGTCGGTGACGTGGATGAACGCGGAGCCGGACACGCTGATGGAGCGGGTGCTTGCACCGGCGAATCTCAAGCGTGCGTATCAGCGCGTGGTCAGCAACAAGGGGGCGCCGGGTGCCGATGGCATGACGGTCGCCGACTTGGCAGGCTACGTGAAACAGTATTGGCCCATCCTGAAGGTCAGGCTGCTGGCAGGTGAATACCATCCCCAGGCAGTGCGGGCGGTCGAAATTCCCAAACCGCAGGGCGGTATGCGGCAACTGGGCATTCCCAGTGTCGTGGATCGCCTGATCCAGCAAGCCCTGCTGCAACAGCTCACGCCGATCTTCGATCCGCTGTTCTCGGACTATAGCTACGGCTTCCGTCCGGGCAGAAGCGCTCACCAGGCTGTCGAGATGGCCCGCACCCATGTGGCGGCGGGTCATAGGTGTTGCGTGGAACTCGATCTGGAGAAGTTCTTTGATCGGGTCAACCACGACATCCTGATGTTCTGTGTTGAGCGCCATGTCGAAGACAAACAGGTGCTCAGACTCATCCGCCGTTACCTCGAAGCGGGCGTCATGTCGGGCGGGGTTGTCAGCCATCGGCAGGAGGGGGCGCCGCAAGGCGGCCCGCTTTCGCCGCTGCTGTCGAACATCCTGCTCGATGAACTCGACCGTGAGTTGGAGCGGCGAGGCCATCGCTTCGTGCGCTATGCCGATGACGCGAACATTTATGTCCGTAGTCCGCGTGCTGGCGAACGAGTGCTGGCCAGTGTCGAGCGGTTCCTGAATCACCGTCTGAAACTGAGACTGAATCGGGACAAGAGTCGCGTGGCTGGGTCGTGGAAATGCGACTACCTGGGGTATGGGATGAGTTGGCACTCGCAGCCTAGACTGCGAGTGGCAACCATGAGCCTGCGCCGTGTGCGCGACCGTCTCAGGGAACTGCTGCGAGGGGTGCGGGGCCACAAGATGGCGAATGTCATCGAGCGGGTAAACCCGGTGCTGCGAGGCTGGGCAGGCTACTTCAAGCTCAGCCAGAGCAAGCGTCCACTGGAAGAGCTGGATGGCTGGGTCAGGCACAAACTTCGCTGTGCCATCTGGCGGCAATGGAAGCAGCCCTCTACGAGGGCGCGCAACCTGATGCGCCTGGGATTGAGCGAGGAGCGTGCCTGCAAGTCGGCCTTCAATGGCCGAGGCCCGTGGTGGAACTCAGGAGCGCCGCATATGAATCAGGCGCTGCCGAAGAAGCTATGGGACAGACTTGGACTGGTCTCGATACTGGATACGATCAATCGGCTTAACCGCATGGCCTGAACCGCCGTGTACGGAACCGTACGCACGGTGGTGTGGGAGGACGGCGGCCGTGAGGCCGCCTCCTACCCGATCCTGCTACAACGTGGCGAACGTACCTGTCAACGATTAGTTGCGCCGAATACTGTATATGCGTACAGTATGTGTGCATGTCATCTAACTTTACAGGTACGACGCCAATGAAGATTTCCGCCCTACGCGAGCAGCGCTCCGCCAAGGTCGCCGCCATGAAAACCCTGGTAGATGCCGCAGCCGCCGAAGGCCGCGATCTGTCCGCCGATGAAACCAAGCAGTTCGAGAGCCTGAAGGCTGAAGAACGCGCCCTGTCCGCTCAGGTTGAGCGTGCCGAGTACCTGGGCGAAGTAGAACGCCGCGCTGCTGGCACTCCAGTATCTGGCGCACCCTCTGCCGACTTCGACCGCCTGGCCGGCTCCGTGAGCGTCACCCGCGTGATTCGCGCTCAGATGGAAGGCCGCTCCCTCGACGGTGCCGAGGCCGAATATGCCCGCGAAGCTGAACGCCGCAGTGGCCGCAAAGCCGAGGGCGCGTTCGTACCGTTCAACAGCCTGGAGAAGCGCGCCAACACCACCGCGACCGCTCCCGAGCTGGTCGGTACTGACCACCGCGCTGACCAGTACATCGGCCCGCTGCGTGAGGCTCTGCTGGCTCGCCAGATGGGCATCCGCGTCCTGTCCGGCCTGCGTGGCGATGTTGCCATTCCGAAGTTCGGCACCGGCCTCGAAACCGGCTGGGTTACTGAAGGCGGCGCAGTGCCTGAAGAGGAAATGACTTTCGACCAGGTGACGCTGAAGCCGAAGCACGTTGGCGGCAAAACCGAAATGAGCCGCCAGCTTATCCAGCAATCGGCCCCCGGCATCGAACAGCTTGTGCGTGAGGATCTGTCCTTCCTGATCGCCAAGCAGATCGACCGCGCCATCATCAACGGTTCGGGTACTACCGGCGAGCCGCTGGGCATCTTGCAAACACCCGGCATTCAGACCGTCGCTGACATTCCGGCCACCTGGGCCGAAGTCCTGGCGATGCTGGAGAAGCTCGACGACGTGGAAATCAGCAATGGCCGCTGGCTGACCACCGCCGCGATCCGCACCGCCCTGGCTGCTGCCGAGAAGGTCACTGGCTCCGGTTCGGGCTTCCTGTACGACAACGGCGCAATGGCTGGCCTGTCCCTGGCAGCAAGCAAGAGCGTCCCGACTGGCAAGCTGATCCTGGGCGACTTCAGCCAGGTCATGCTTGGCGTCTGGAGCGAGGTGGACATTCTGGTTAACCCGTATGCCGAGCCAGCTTATAGCCGAGGCGGCATTCAGGTTCGCGCAATGGCCACCGTCGATACCGCCGTGCGTCACCCGGAAGGCTTCGTGGTCGCTACCGCAGCAGTCGGGGGCTAAACCATGGAACGGCGCGCAAGCAATGGGCTGAAGCCTGACGGACGCAAGCTGACCGGCTATGCCGCTCGGTTCAACTCTGAGACGGACCTGGGCGAGTTTGTGGAAGTCATCCGCCCCGGTGCCTTCACCCGGACGCTTGCCGCCGCCACCGCTGGAAACATCCGGGCGATTTACGAGCACGACGGCAAGTCGCTGCTCGGTCGCCTGGGTGCCGGCACTCTGCGACTGTCCGAAGATTCCGAGGGTCTGGCCTTCGAGCTGGACCTTCCCGATACCACCTTGGGCCGCGATCTGGCCGAGCTGGTGAAGCGTGGCGACGTGGCCGGCTGTTCGTTCGGGTTCCTACCCGTGCGCGACACCTGGGCCGAAGGCGCGAAACCCGTCCGCGAATTGCGCGACGTGGATCTGTTCGAGATCACCATCACGGCCAACCCGGCCTATGACGCGACGAGTGTTCAAGTCCGGTCGAAGCTGCCGCGCTCGATTCGCCTGGCCCGTCTGTACCTGGAGGCCATCGCATGAGCCTGATTCAACGCCTGTTCAAACGATCCAGCCCCGAGCCGACGACCCCGGCTTATGACACCTATTACGACCGCCTGACGGGCTTTCCTGGCGTGGCTGGCGTGGACGTGAACACAACCACCGCCGAGGGCATCAGCGCCGTCTATGCCTGCGTGGCCGCTATCAGCGAGACGGTCGGTAGCCTGCCGCTCGACGTGTACCGCAACACCGACAACGGACGCGAGAAGGCTCGCAGCCACCCGCTGTACAAGCTGCTGCACGACGCGCCGAACAACTACCAGACCGCGCTGGAGTTCCGCGAGCAGATGCAACGCCACGTCCTGCTGCGTGGTAATGCCTATGCCGAGATTGTGTGGAACCCGAACGGCTCGGTGAAAGCCCTGCTGCCGATGCACCCCGACTCGGTAACGGTGCTGCGTTCGAGCCTGGGGAATCTGGTCTATGAGCACGTTGACGGCAAAGGCAATCAGCGCCGCCTGCTGGCCGATGAAGTCTTGCACCTGCGCTATCACTCCGACGACGGCATCCTGGGACGCTCGCCGATTCAGGTAGCCCGCGACACTATCGGCCTCGCCCTGGCAGAGCGTACCCACGGCGCCAAGATGTTCGAGCAGGGCACCAAGCTATCCGGCGTTATCGAGACAGCACCCGGCACCACGAAAGAACAGGCAGGCCAGATCCGCGAAAGCTGGGCTGCTGGTCAATCCGGTATCGCCAACCACGGCAAGACCGCCGTGCTGCCACAAGGCGCGACGTTTAAGACCGTGAGCATGACGCTGGAGGATGCCGAGTGGATCGAAGCCCGGCGCCTGTCCATTGTCGAGACTGCCCGTCTGTTCCGCGTACCGCCCGTGATGATTGGCGATATGGAAGCGGCCAACTACAGCAACGTGGTGGAGCTGGCCCGGTTCTTCGTGACCAACACCCTGCGCCGCCACCTGGTCATGTGGGAACAGGCGATCAACCGAGCGTGCATTACCAACCCGGCGTTCTTCGTCGAACACAACGTGGAAGGTCTGCTGCGTGGTGCGAGCCTACAGCGTGCCCAATTCTACGAGCGCGCAATCAGTGACGGCTGGATGCTCCGTTCTGAGGTGCGCCGCATTGAGAACCTGCCAGCCATCGAGGGACTGGACGACCAGGTTAACGAGCAGGTTAACGAGGTTAACGCATGAAGAAGCGCCGGACGTTAAGTCTTAACAGCACCGCCTGGAAGACGCTCCGCGCTCAGGTACTCGCTGAGGAACCGCTGTGCCGTATGTGTTCGGCTATGGGATGGGTAGTGCCTGCAACGGACGTGGACCACATCGAGGACAGCCGCGAGGACTTCACCGACGACAACAGCCGGGAGAACCTTCAGAGCCTTTGTCACACCTGTCATAGCCTCAAGACAGCCGCGTCGATGGACAAGAGCATCTATCTCGGCTGCGACGTGAAAGGCAATCCGCTCGATCCGAATCATCCGTGGAATCGAGAACAAAAATCACCAGCAACCGACGCAGACAAGACCGCACGTCGCCTGCTCTTTTAACGCTAAGTGCCCGGAAGACTAGCAGCCATGAAGGTGACAGCCCGCCGCCCCCGCTCAGACAGCGCCAGAGCCGCCATAGCAGCCGCTCAGGCCGTTGCCCTTGGTCCTATAGCGCCGCCTGCGTTTGTGCGCGTAGGGAAGGCAGCCAGGCCGTTCTGGGATGCCATCGTGACCGCCCGCCCGCGTGACACCTGGACCGATGCTGACCTGATCCTGGCCGGGAGCCTGGCACGCGCCTATGCCGATATCGAGGCGCTGCAAGATGCCATCGACCGTGATGGGCTGATCCTGGACGGCAAGCCGAACCCGGCGTGCGATCTGCTGGACAAGATGAGCCGCCGCGCCCTGGCCACTGGCCGACAGCTCAAGGTCGATACCATCGCCACCGTGGGCAAGGCGCAGAACATCCCGAAAGGTGCCGCCCTGGAGCGTGACGCCCGCGCTCAGCTCGACGACGAGCTGATCCCAACCCTGGCGACGATGCAATGAGCGCCGTTAATACCCCGAAAAAGGGGGATTTGAATACCTCGAAAGCGAGGGATTTGAGCCGCGCCGAGAAGGTGATTCAGTTCATATCCCGCTACTGCGTCACGCCGGAAGGCGCCGACGTGGGCAAGCCGCTGCTGCTGGCGGAGTTTCAGAAACAGTTCATCCGCGACGTATATTCAAATCCCCACGGCACCCGGCGCGCCATCCTCAGCGTGAGCCGCAAGAACGGCAAGTCCGGTCTGATCGCCGGCCTGATCCTGGCCCACCTGGTCGGGCCGGAAGCCAAGCAGAATTCAAGCCTCGTTTCGGGAGCCATGAGCCGTGACCAGGCCGCGCTGGTGTTCAACCTGGCATCCAAGATGGTCCAGCTATCGCCCGCGCTATCGAAGATCGTCCGCATCGTGCCATCGGGTAAACGCCTGATCGGCCTGCCACTGAATACCGAGTTTCGCGCCCTGGCGGCTGACGGCAAGACGGCACACGGCCTGTCACCAGTGCTCGCCATCCTGGACGAGATAGGCCAGATCCGAGGGCCTCAATCCGACTTCGTGGATGCCATCACCACGTCACAAGGTGCCCACGAAAGCCCGCTGCTGATCGCCATCAGTACCCAAGCCGCGAATGACGCCGATCTGCTGAGCCAGTGGATTGACGACGCCAAACGCTCGAAAGATCCGCGCATCGTCTGCCACCTGTACACCGCGCCGAAGGGCTGCGACCTGCTAGACGAAGATGCCTGGAAAGCAGCCAACCCGGCGCTGGGCCTGTTCCGCTCCGAGGACGATCTACGCGAGCAGATGACGCAAGCCGCCCGTATGCCGAGCATGAGCAGTTCGGCAAGGCTGCTGCTGCTGAACCAGCGCGTGAGCCTGGACAGCCCGTTTATCAGCCCTGACGTATGGATGGCCTGCGATGCCGAGCCAGAGCCGTTCGACGGTCCCGTATATGCCGGCCTGGATCTGTCCGCCCGTACCGACCTTACCGCCCTTGTGCTGATCGGCAAGGCCGCTGGCGTCTGGCAGGTTCGCCCGTTCTTCTGGACGCCGGAACAAGGTCTATTCGACCGCGCCAAGAAGGACCGCGCCCCGTATGACCAGTGGGCCGCCGAAGGCTATCTGCGCACGACACCCGGCGCGACGGTGGACTATGAACACGTCGCCGCCGATATGGCCGAGATCCTGGCAGACGTGGACATTCAGGCCATCGCCTTCGACCGCTGGCGGATGGACATATTCAAGAAGGAACTGGAACGCCTGGGCCTCGACTTGCCGCTAGTGCCGTTCGGGCAGGGCTTCAAGGATATGGCCCCGGCACTCGACGCCCTGGAAGCCGAGCTGCTGAACGGACGCATCGCCCACGGCAACCACCCGGTGCTGTCCATGTGTGCCGCGAATGCCGTCGCCACCAAAGAC